GGATTAGATTTTGGCTTAACCCCTGCAGCAGTCTTTGGTCAAAAGGTCAGAGGTCGTTGGCTTATATTACAGGAGATAGTTGCTTTTGATATGGGCATAGTTAGATTTGCTGAGTTACTAAGAGCAGAGATAGCAACACGTTACGCTAACTGTGATGTGAATATATTTGGTGATCCGGCAGGAGACTTTAGGGCACAGACAGATGAGTCTACACCATTTCAAATATTAAGAGGTGCAGGACTTCAAGCTAGACCAACCCATAGTAATGATGTAGCGTTAAGACTGGAATCTGTGTCAGGACCATTGCAACGTATGGTTGATGGTCAGTCAGGTGTGTTGATAGATTATAGATGTAAAGAATTGATTAAAGGTTTTGAAGGTGGCTATCACTATAGAAGAATGCAGGTATCAGGAGAAAGGTATGAGGACAAACCATCTAAGGATAGGTTCTCACATATACATGATGCATTGCAGTATCTTATGTTAGGGTCAGGAGAGGGCAGACAAGTGATGGGTCAGTTCAAAACTCTTAAAGCATTTAATGCTAGAAAAGAATTTGATGTGTTTACAAGACAACCTAAACAACAAAGACGACAAGGTCTTTGGTCTAGGTTATAACATTTGTGCGTTGTGTATTATTAATTTAATATGTATGCGTTAAAGAAAAGGAGATTCATATGTGTTTACCCGGTGGTGGATCAAAAACACCTGCACCTGATCCTGACTTAGAAAAAGAAAGAGAATCTGAAAAGGCTAAAGAGCAGGTTAAGACTGCTGAAATGAAGCAAGAAGCTTTAGAAGAAACTGTTTCAAGAAGACGTAAAGGTACAGGTAGAAGATCATTGTTGTCTGGTTCAGGTGGTGGTGTAGGTTTTTATAACAGGTATTCATAATGCATGATATAGCTCAAAGCTACATGGCTAAATATGAAAAAGCCAAAACAATCAGACGTGAGTTTGAAGAACTCTACGATGAAATCTTTGAGTATTGTTTGCCACAAAGACAGGGGTTTAAGAACTATACCCCCGGTCAAAGACGTGATGATCGTATATTTGATGAGACTGCTGTAGTTGGTGTACAAGAATTTGCATCAAGATTGCAAGCAGGATTAGTTCCTAACTTTGCTAGATGGGCAGACTTTGTTGCCGGTGGAGAAGTTCCTGTTGAAGAAGCAGATGAGATTAACAATAAGCTAGATGAAGTTACGGAATATGTATTTGAAATATTACAGACATCTAACTTTGCACAAGAGATACATGAATGTTTTATAGACCTTGCTCTTGGTACTGCTGTACTTGCTGTTACTGAAGGTGATGCTGTAAACCCAATACGTTTCCATTCTATTCCATTGCCACATGTTGTGTTGGATACAGGGCCTGATGGAAGAATTGATCATGTTTATAGGGAAAGAGATTTAAAGTTTAGTGACTTACCTATTGCATATCCAAGAGGTTCTTTTACTGAACAAACATTAGATAAGATACAAAAGTATCCTGATAGCAAATGCAAGATACTAGAAGTATCATGCAAGCTTTATGACAAACCAAATGAAGAACGCTATAGCTATATGGTTATAGAGATGGGTGACAAGAAGCTTATACTAAATGAAGAGTATAATGGTATAGGCTCAAATCCATTTATTGCTTTTAGATGGAGTAAAGCAAGTGGTGAGGTTTATGGTAGAGGCCCTGCTGTTAATGCATTAAGTGCTATTAAGAGTGCTAACCTTACAATAGAGTTGGTGTTAGAGAATGCACAGATGGCAATATCAGGCATCTATCAAATGGATGATGATGGTGTTATTAACGTAGATACAATTAACTTAGTGCCGGGAACTGTAATTCCTAAAGCACCTAACTCACAAGGACTACAGCCTATAAGGGCAGCAGGTAACTTCGATGTTGCTAACTTGGTTCTTAATGATATGAGAAATAATATTAAGCGTGCTTTGTACAATGATATGCTTGGTGATCCTAACAAGACACCTGCTTCAGCAACTGAAGTTGCAGAACGTATGGCTGATCTATCAAGAAAGATAGGTTCAGCATTTGGTAGATTGCAGGCTGAGATGGTACAGCCAGTATTACAGCGAGTAATATACTTGCTAACTAAGCAAGGCAGGATAGAAATACCAACTGTTAATGGCAGGCAAGTTAAGATTAAAAGCGTTTCCCCACTGGCACAAGCACAATCTAATCAAGACATTGTGTCTCTAGATAGATTCTTAGAAATGGTCGCAGGGCGTTTTGGTCCTGAGGTGATTAACCTCCTAGTCTCCTCAGAAGAAACAGCAATCTATCTAGCCAAGAAATTTGGTGTGCCAGACCAGTTGATCCGTGATGTTGGTGAGAGACAACGCATGGTACAGATGGCACAACAGATGCAACAACAAACAGGAATAGACCCGAATGCAAACCCAAACATCCAAGCACTTGGGGGTTGATGGATACCCTCGCTCCAAAAACAATGATGAAAAAATATCTTTAGATTTAGCCAGTACATTCAATACTCCCAGTGGACTGGCTACTTTACAATATCTTAAGTCTATAACAATAGAAGCTATAACAGGAGCTAATATAAGTTCTGAAGAGTTAAGGCATCTTGAAGGACAAAGATATTTAGTGGCATTGATTGCCAAACGAGTTCAACATGCAGAGAGGATAAATCATGGAAGAAACATCAGCAACACCAAATGAAACTACTGAAGCTCCAGTAGAACAAACTACGGAATCTGTTCAGGCTGAAAGACCTGAGTGGCTACCTGAAAAGTTTCAGACACCTGAAGACTTGCGTAAATCATATGACGAACTTTCAAGTAAGCTTGGTAAGGGTGAGGAAGAATTACGTGAGAAACTATTACAGGAAATGGAAACAGAGGCATTTTCAAGTAGACCTGATGCAGTTGGTGATTACGTATTACCTGAGGTTATAGATGAGCAAGCTGCTGTAGATAATGAATTGCTTGACTGGTGGTCTAACTATTCATGGGAAAATGGATTAAGCCAAGAAGAGTTTGCAGAAGGCATAGAGAAATATGCTACAGCTATTATGGGTCAGCAACCTGATCTTGAAGCTGTGCAAAAAGAACTTGGTGATAATGCCCATGAAAGAGTTGAGGCTGTACAATTGTGGATGAATAAGTTTTTTCCTGATCCTGCAATGCAAGAAGCCGTTGCAGAACTAGGTGCAAGTTCAGCAGGCATTAAAGCTTTGGAGCATATTATAGAGCAAACAAAATCATCCAATGTAGCAGGTCAAGGAACAATTGCAGGCCAAGTTACGAAAGAAGATGTAGAAGCTAAGATGAAAGACCCAAGATACTGGCAACAGGGTAGACGTGATCCGGCATTCGTACAGGAGGTCAATAATGAATGGAAGCGTCTTTACGGGTGAAGGTGATTATGGCATTGCTGAAATAATTAAAAGCAGGCCAAGTCATGCAGAAAAGCTCCAACATAATTTAAGAGATACTGATTTACGAGAATGTTTAATTGCAGGTGTGTCTCCGTGGCGAGCATTAATGCAATCATTACAAGTAGATACAGCAGAAACTTATACTGTTTTGTTAAAAGAAGAACCGGTTATGATGTTTGGTGTTGTGCCACAGCATGATTTGGTAGCAAGAATTTGGATGCTATGCAGTCCTGTAGTAGAGCAATATCCAAAAACATTTGTTAAATTGTCACCATCTATTGTGGATTACTTTCAAAATAAATATTTTTTATTGGAAAACGTATGCCCAATAGATCATTACAAGACTTTAAGTTGGTTGGAATATCTTGGCTTTGGCTTTTTACCATCTGCTATTTCTAGTAATGGTTATCACGTTTTACGATTTGTGCGTTGTCAAAACCTTTATTATATGCAATCCCTTGAAGATACACGGCCTGTAATAAGCTGACAGCCCTAACGGATAACTGGATGAAGCCGAAAACAGACAACCGATAGCAACCTAAACAACAAACTGCAATGAGCAGGGAAAGGACTAATAATGGCTAATACAATAGATCAAGCCTTTATTAAGCAGTTCGAGTCCGAGGTACATCTTGCGTATCAGAGAATGGGTTCAAAATTAATGAACACTGTTCGTAACGTAAGCAATGTTGCAGGAAGCGTAGTACGCTTTCAAAAAATCGGTACTGGTTCAGCTTCAACTAAATCAAGGAATGGTATGGTTACTCCGATGGAACTAGATCATACTAACGTAGAAGCAACATTAGCAGACTATTATGCTGCTGAGTACATTGACAAGTTAGACGAACTCAAGACAAA